GGCGGTGGCTTTGGTGCGGAGTTCGTTCAGCAGGTTCATCTCAGGCTCCAAGGTGGCGGAAGGCGGAACGGCCGGCGCGGAAGATCACGAGGCCAGACACTGAACAGAGGGTCAAGATTCCGATGGTCATGGTTGCGGTCCGGTTCGGGAGGATTCCCGCCAGAGCCCCCGCGTTGGCAGGGGCTCCAGCTGGCTTCCTCAGCCCTCGGCCGCTTCCTCCTGCGCCGCACCCCAGATTGCCAGCTGGCTCAGGGTGTTGGCGTCGCCCTTGCCTGCGGCGGCCCGAATCAGGTTGCCGCAGCACATCCGCTCGTGGCCCTTGTTCAGCCGTTCGTAATTCTTGCCGAACTGGCCGTGGACGAAGGTCCGAAGGTCGAGGAGCGAGACCCCGAGCAGGATTCGCGCGACCCGGTCGCCGTTGTTGGCGGTCTTCTTGCCGGACACCGGGTGGAGGGCCGGAACGTACCGGTGGCGGTGCTGCCGAATGGTGCAGGCGAGGTTGGAGGAACCCGGCTCGCGGGGGGCCTTCAGCGGGGTCTCGTCGGCCGCCGGGGCGGTGAGTTCGGCGAGGTCTTCGCCCGATTCGGCGAGGGCCTCCTGCAGCGTGATCGGCTTCGGCTGGCGCTTGGCCTTGGGGGCCACGAAGGAGTCTTCGGTGGCGCGGGCGGGCTTGCGGCGGGTGTGGGTCTTGCTCATGGCTCGTTCTCCGTTCAGCCCGGGACCCCGGGCGGGGGGTCCGAGGCGGGATGCCCCGGACCATGACTCATTGGACCACGCGGACCCCCACCGCGTCAATACCGCTCGTCGGGCGGGAGATACCGCTCGTCTGTAACCGCTTCCAAATGACGCGCGCGTTCGTCTCACCAAACAAGGAGACGAAACCCGCGCGCGGCGGAACGCGGCGCGACGCCGCCTGTTCCACGGCGGGAAGCGTGGAACCATACGGTGGCGTATGGGCAATGGGCCAGCGCAAGGCCAGAGGGCCGAAGCGAAAACCGACGGAGGTGTTTGTGTTTGTGGGTCGTCTTCTTTCTCAAAACCAATATCTACCATCCACCAATCCGACATTTTAAGTCCCCCTTTTCACTGCCGAACCTCGCGCGCGTGCGGGCGCGCTTCCTTATCTTGACAGCCGCCCCCCCGCCGTGTTAGGATTTTCGGTATGGGCTCTCCATCATACCCTGCAGCGCGCGATTTGGATGACCAGCCGTTGGTAGTTCCGTCGTCGATGGTATACTACACGGCTTTGCCTCGCATTTTGGCCATCAAAAATCCGACACTCCTGCGTGATGTGGTGGCGGTGCTGCATTACGTGGATCAAAAGCGCACAGACATATTCCAAGCCCTTATGAGGCGATCATGAGCCAGTCGCTAACCACACAGCATTTTGGTCGCGATCCGGTAGCAGCCAGAGCCGATGGGTTCCAATGCCTGTCTCCAGTGGAGAGACAGTTCGCGATAGAATTCGTAGTGTCAGCCGGTACGCTGAAAGCGATGGCAGCGCAGTTTGGGCTGCCCATACCGATTATCCAACGCATGTACAACGACCCGGTCGTACGAGCGTTCATTGCCGACCTACAGGCGGAAGTGCTACAACACCGCCTCGTCAATGAGCAATGGGTAGAAGGTCAGATTATGCGCATTTGGCCCCAACTGGTAGGAGAGGAGCCAGTGGCGCTGGTGGACAAGTGCGGCAACTCCTTCGAAGCAAAGAAATTCCACAGCACCGAAGTGACAAGTATCTTGAAGCACTTTGGCGGCAACACCGACCAAAAGAAGGTGGGCGGGGTTAACGTGCAAATAAACTTCGGCGCGATGGGAGTACTTCCACCCCCCGAGGTAAAGGTCAACGGATATGACCAGTCGTAACATCCAGCTTCCGCACGATTGGAGGGCCCGCGCTCATCAGCAAGAGTTCATGAACCATATGTTCGAAGGAGGTAACTTCCCGGAACGTAAGCGCGCCATGCCTGTTTGGCATAGGCGTGCAGGTAAAGACAGTTGCGCGCTGAATACCCTCGCAGTCGCAAGCCAGATGCGTGTGGGAACGTACTGGCATCTACTACCCACCCTCAACCAAGGAAGGAAGGTGGTGTGGAACGGAGTGGACGGAATCGGTCGACGGATGATATACCAAGGGTTTCCAAAGGAACTCGTTACGTCCGCGAACGAATCGGAAATGCTACTGAAACTACAGAACGACAGTGTCTATCAAGTCGTTGGGTCTGATAACTACGATGCCCTAGTTGGCACGAACCCTTTGGGTGTAGTGTTCTCGGAATGGGCGCTCGCTGATCCTAGCGCTTGGAACTTCATCAGGCCCATTTTGGCGGAGAATGGAGGATTCGCCATTTTTATTACCACCCCACGCGGCAAGAACCATGCGTACCAGATGTACAAAATGGCTTGCGGGTCGCCGGGGTGGTTTACAAGCCTAAAGACGGTAAGAGATACATTCCGCGAGGATGGCACACCCATTATTTCGCCGGAGATAATTGAGGCGGAACGCCTGGAAGGGGTGCCAGACGAGGTTATCGAGCAGGAGTATTACTGCTCGTGGGAAGGCATCAACCACGGGTCCATTTACGGCCGTCAGCTGAACGCCCTTGCAGAAACCAACCAACTGGCTTTCGAGCCCGATCTGAGCCAACTTGTCTTCACCGCGTGGGACATAGGGAGGCGTGATGCCACAGCTATTTGGTTCTATCAAATCGTCCGTGACGAAATTCATATCATCGATTACACCGAAGGCACTGGTGGCGATGTTGACACGTGGCTGGAAGAACTGGAAAAGTACCCATATATCTTCGGCACGCCCGCCCTACCACATGATGCAGCCGCAAAAACCTTCGCGACCAAGTACTCGCCCCAAGAGCGATTCGTCGCTGCCAAACTCAATCCGTATATTGTACCAGGAACATCGGTCTCGCAAGGGATCAACGCGGCGAGGGCGATCCTCCCGCTAGTGTACTTCAACATAGCCAGCCCGGCGGTGTGCAAGGGACTTGAACACTTGATGGAATATATGTACGACTACGATGAAAAACTTAAGACGTTTGCTCTTACTCCCCGCCATGATCATCATTCTCATTGCGCAGATGCTTTTAGGATGCTGGCACTTTCTCAGGCGGTCATTGAAATCATGTCCCGGGCCAAGCGAGTAAAAATCGCGCGTGGTCCGACCTACATTCAAACGCCCCTCGGACGCGCTCTGAACCTTGAGAACCTCTTCAAGGACCGGGAATCGCAGTCACTCTATAGGAGAGTGTGATGGCCACCGATAAGAAGCAGGAAAAAAACCCGTGGCCGGATCGGCTATCGGCATGGAAGAAGTTCTCGGAAAAGTATCATGAGCGCGGGTGCCAGATCGAAGCCCGCTACGAAGATGACCGCGATGCCGAGTACTCCGGGAAGGCGAATCAGCTGGCCGGAGTGGGCATCAAGAAGGTCAATATGTTCTACAGCAATACGACGGTGATCAAGGAAAGCCTGTACAACAGTCTTCCGAAGCCCGACGTAAGCCGCCTGCACAAGGGCGAGTTCGAAAACGAACCCTCCCGGGTGGCCGCGCTGATCATGGAGCGGGGTCTCACCTACGAGGTTCACTGCGCCAAGAGCTTCGATACGGCTGTAAAGGCCGCCATCCTTGATCGCTTGGTCCCCGGTCTGGGAGTCCTCTGGGTCTCTTTGGTCCCATCGACTCCTACAGTACCTGAAGAAATCATCGTTGATATCATCTACTGGAAGGACTTCATCTACGAGCCCCAACGGGCCTGGGAACAGGTTACTTGGGCCGGTCGGGTGCTTCACGTGACCAAAGAAGAGGCCGAGGAAAAGTGGGGAGAAAAGGCCCTAGCTTCTCCGCCCAAGACCGATGGCATGGGAGGCGGCTACGGCGCTGATTTGGTCAATTCCGGCAAGGTCTGCGTCCTTCAGATGTGGGATAAGAAGACCAAAGAGGTCCTCCACATGACTCCGGGGGGTAATGTGCTCGATCGACATGCCGATCCGTACCAGTTGGATGGTTTTTTCCCATTCCCGAAGCCGTTGATCGCTTCTCCGACCACCAAGAAATTCTTGCCGACGCCCGATTACTACATCGCGCAGGATCAATACATGGAGTTGGATATTCTCTACGCCCGCATCAACCTCATTGTTGAGGCTGTGAAGGTTGCCGGGTGCTATGACGCGGCTCAGCCAAGTCTCCAACGAATGCTGGATGGCACTGAGAACAAGCTGATACCTGTCGACAATTGGGCGCTGTTCGCCGAAAAGGGCGGAGTAGCCGGTTCAGTCAGCTGGTACCCCATCGAACAGATCGTGAGCGTTCTTCAGCAGCTCGTGACCACTTACGAGTTCATGAAGAACCAGTTGTTCGAAGTCACAGGCATGGCGGATATCATCCGGGGGTCGACGAACCAGTACGAAACGGCCGCTGCGCAGCAGATCAAGGCTCAGTTTGCTTCGGTGCGCATGAACGCATTCCAAAGAGACGTATCTTTCTTTGTCCGAGATACTCTGAGGATCATCGGCGAACTCATGACAACCATGTACACCGATGAGAAGCTCTCCAAAGTATGTGGGCAACTCCCGGAGACCGATCAGCCATTTGTGCCACAAGCGTTGCAAATTCTACGCAACGACTTTATGACGAAATACTCGATCGATATCCAGACGGACTCTCTGACGCAGGCAGATTGGGGTCTCCAGCAGTCCCAGAGGATGGAATATGTCGGTGTGCTCAGCCAGTACCTTCAGACGTCTCTTCCGGCTATTGAAGCCAGTCCCGCAATGGGTCCGATTCTTGCCCAAATCATCAAGTTTGCCTCTGTTGGATTCAAGGGGGCCTCTGAACTTGAAGGGGCACTCGATCAAGCCATCACACAGCTGGCGCAACAGGCCGAAGAGGCCGCCAATGCCCCTCCGGAACCTTCTCCGGAACAAGTCAAGGCCGAAGCAGCCAAAGCAGAGTCCGACGCGCGAATCAACGAGATAACGCAGAAGGGCCAACTCAAGCAGCAGGAGTCGGCGGCCGAATTGGAGTTCATGAAGCAGAAGTTCATGCTTGAACTCAACCACAAGACGCAGATGTTTGCACTAGAAATGCAGCAGAAGCGTGAGATGGCTGCGATGGAAGCGCAGACCGCCCGGGACAAGTCCATGATGGAAGCCGAGCAAAACAACGCTCGTTTCGTTCAGGAGCGCATGCAAGACGCCAACGAGTCGGCGCAGAGGCTCGGCAACCAACAGGTGGAGGCTGATGTTGCCGCCGCCCAAGCCGCCGCAAAACCGCCCGCAGGAGGAACTGGAAATGCCGTACAAAAGTGAAAAACAGAAGAAGCTGATGCAGGCGGTGGCGCACAACCCGGCATTTGCAGCTACGGTGGGCATACCCCAGACCGTGGGGCAGAAGTATGAAAAGGAGGACAAGGATCATGCCGAAGCCATCAGACCTAAGGTGAAGGTACTCCGTAACCGTTCCGGCCTGAAGTACTAGCCATGATTTACATCTACGAATGTCCACGCTGCGGTAAACGCTATGAACGGGTGTGTCGACTCGCTGAGTATGAGCAACATCCCGGCGTAGAGTGCGCGGAGTGCTTTGTGTCAATGAAGCGGTTCTATACCGTCCCCCGCGTTTTTACTAAGAGCTTCGAGCCATTCAGGTCGCCCGTGGATGGCTCGGTAATCACCAACAGCCGGGAGCTATCTGAACATAACAAACGAAACAACGTCGTGCCACTTCATGATGGTTACGACGAGGCTGCTGTCAAGAAGTTCACTGAGACTGACTGGCAGAAGCCGCTCGATCAGGAAAGGAAGCAGGACCTAGGCCAGGATATGGAGAAGGCCATCCAAAAGCTCGAGCAAGGATACAAACCCACCCCCGCACCATTTACCGAGGAACCCCCAGATGAGCCAGCCTGACACCCTGCGTGACGATATCCGCAATGCGTTGAGTTCTACCAGTGACGGTCAAGCCCCCGGCAGTGTGGCCCCCGGCGTCGACGACTTCGGCTCCCCCGCTTCCGAGACCCTACCCCCGGTAATGCCGGATGAACGGGACGCGCCCAAAACCCCCCGGCGAGGGCCTGACGGAAAGTTTCT